TATTAGTCTAGGCTCTGCTGAATCTGCTATGATTAATTTACTATCTACTTTGTCTAATATTATCTGAGCAAGCTCTTGACTCTTTAATCCATTACGATAGATATGTTCTTTTAAGTATATCTTCTTATGCTTCTTATCAATAGCCACTTCAGTCAAAGAATCAGGGTCAATACTAAAACCAAAGTCCATTCCACAAGAAGTCTGTAAGTCATCAGGATTAAATTCTCCTATACTCCAATTCTCAAAGACTACTCCTTCAGCCTTCGCTAACCAACCTCCCATAATCTTATGCGTGTACTTTTTAAAGTTATTATGCTTTATGCTCTTAATACGCTCTAGGAAGCTCGTAGAGAGATTTGTTTCATTATCAAGGTATGTACTATGGATATAACATATATTATCTTTAACGCCATTAAAACCACCTTCAATTCCTTTGTCCTCAAAGAACCTCTTATATATCCAATGTTCTTTAGTTACAGGGTTTAATACTAATATGATTCTATTCTGTACTTTCTTTTCCCTTATACTTAGGTCTATTGTATCAAAGATGTTTTCGTCTACAAGTTCTTCAGCTTCATCAAGTACCCAAGTGCTTATTCCTTGTAATGACTTTAGACTTGCTGTCTGATTCCCTGCTGAAGTCTTGATACCTCTAAATAAAATGTCTGATTTGTTTCCTAAGTTTATTACCTCTGCTTTGTTTACGCTAAAGGTATTGTCATAACCTAGAAGTCCTATCTTCTCTAAGAACTCAGGAATGATAGACAAGTGTGCTGATGTCATTGTGTAACGTGTGAATAGGACTCGAACATTCCTAGACATAGTTAAGAGCGTTAGAAAGACTGTTACTGCAAAAGACTTACCTGAACCCCTACCTCCTGTTATAATAAAGTATCTAGCATCTGACTTAAATAGTGCTGTGTATTTGTCGCTAAGATTCAGAGCTTATAAAGTTTATTAAAGGTACGTTAAGACTTTCATCATTAGTAGTTACATCAACTCTTTGCTGTGGTCGTCCATAGAAGTATTCGAAGAATAACTTTACTGCCCATTGTTCTTTACCCTCTATTCCTTTTTGTAATGCTTCAAGTGCTTTGCCATTCATAGGCGTTAAGTTCTCTATTAGCTTTTGTTCTTCCCCTTTACCTTTACGTCCTGCTCCTTCTCTTTTTCCTCCGTGTTCCATTTTGAAATAATTTGATTAATCAAGTGTTAATATATAATAGAAATTACTCGTATTCATTTGGTAGCATTAATCTAATACCTAAGTCAGTCATTGCCCACATTCTTATTTGGTCTGCGTATATCTCAAAGGCTTTGCTATCCATTCTAGCAGTAGACTTAACTACTTGGATTCCTACATTCCTATCGTTTACTTCTATACTATTCCATTCACTTGAGAACTTGACCTTTAGTAAGTCGTGTATTTCATCAGGAAAGTAGCCTAGTTCGTTTGATAATGTCTGTACTATACAACTCCAATAATAGTTATTCTGCATATTGCTTCTTGTGTTTCTTTGTTTCTTTACGTCTACTAAATAGTCATTCCCTAATTCCTTTAAATAGTTTATTAGAGTTTGCTTATCTTTATCACACTTAATAACGAACCTCATTAGTCAAAGGATTCATTAATTCCTCTTTCGCCGACTAACTTTTCTTTAGCTCCTGCCCATAACTTATCTCTGTTCTTAGTTAGGCTAGGCTCTGTCCTTTGTAAGGTAGGTATGCCTTCTGTCGGTACACTATCCATATAAAGACCGCATTCACACTCTGCTTCCTTTGCAACCCAAGCTCCATCTCTGTGAACTATTGTAGCCTTTGATAGTTCTCTAGTGTTTCCACATTCGCAAGTGTATAGTGTCATCTCTTTAGTTTATCAAGTTCAAACTCTAAATGATTAATTGCTTTCTGTATGCACTCAATTGGGCTTTTATGCTTTCGATTTGCTCTTAGTAGATAAGTGCAAGCAGTCCCTACATTATAAGATAAATCAAAATCTTCAATAACTTTACGAGCTTCAATCTTGTAACGACTTCCTATATAGTAACTAGGTATTCTATTGTCTTTCATTTAGCCTATCATTTTCAAGTCCACCTGTTCTTGTTTCTACCTTATCCATATTGTAAAATAGCTTTTCTTTTGTTCTTCTTTTTATTCTTCCCTCTACAATAGTCATTAATATAACTATTAAAAAAAATACTGCTGCAATTATTCCTATTATTGTAAATATCATCATTTTGTTAAAAGTTTTAAAAGTTGGGAGCTAGTATAAATTCTATCATCACCATCATAGTTTTCATAGATACAAGTAAAGTTATCATCTTTCCAAGTCCATAAAGATTTGACGTTCTTTTTAATATTGTCTTTCAATATCCATTTAATTGTTTTGTATGTTCTTTCCATTTTTTTAGTTTTAGTTAATTGTATTGGGGAGGCGACCAAACCCCCCCTCTACTACTCTAGGTTAAATTAAATGCTTTTGTAGGTATGACTCCTATATTAATTAGTATTAGTCCTTAGAGTATTCTTTATATATTTTTTTTATTCCATCAAAGCAGGCTGCTATACAAGAGCCGCAATTAGTTCCTGTTGAGTAGTTTGTATTATGCAATACGTTGTATATCTCTATCATTTTCTTCTTTGCCGTTTGGTCTTTAGCTCTTCCTGTTTTTAAGTCTTCCCAAAGTAATATAATCTCTGCTATTATTTCTTCAGGAATATCTGTTCTAACTTCTACCTCTGTAGTCTTATTCCAATACTTCTGAGGACATTCTTGACTTGATATTCTAGCTTTTACTTTCATAAAACATAAGCACCTCTTACACTGTCCTGAAGGCTTGAAGTAATAAACGCAAGACTTACAGATGCTTATTCTATCTTCATATATTTCTTTAGGTACAAAGAACTTATTCACTTAGTATGTATTTTAATTCTGTTCTTACTTTATCTATTGTCGTAAACAAACTGTTCCTACTTATTCCTGTCTTAGATGCGAGTGAATCGAGTGTGTTCCCCTCGTAGTAATAAAGTTCAAAGACTTTCTTATCATACCAAGTAAAGCTTTCGTCTAAAGCAACATCTATCTTTTCTAGGCTAGTCCATACATAGTCGTCAGATAATTCGTTAGGCAGATTGTAAAGGTGCTTAGAAGGTATTGTTTCTCCTGTTTCCATTTCGTTATAAGTAACTGCACTTGTTAAACTATCTATGTGTGTGTAATACTTCTTGTATTTATAATAGTAATTACTTCTAGGACTTGTTAAGGCACGTCTTAGTGCTACTGCTCCATAACGTGTAACTCCTAGAATTCCATCTTTGTCGTATATAGCTTTTAATGTTTCTTGATTCATACTTAGAAAATATAACATTAGTTCCTGTACGGATTCATTGACTTCATTCTCATCAGAAGTTAATCCATAAGCCATAGTCCGAAACTTATCTGATAGCTTTGATATTTCTTCGTATATCTCAGTCATTAATTGGTTCTATCTTATCAATCTTATTTACTGTGTCCTGTGTTAGTTCATCAAGAACTACTCTGTAAGCCCTTACTACTGCTGCATTACTTCTTGTTTCTACTCCTGCAAAGAATCCGTTTGTTGCTACTGCTAAGTTTATAGGGATAATTAGCATCCAATCCCAAAAGTTATTCTCTCTCTGTCCTTCTCCATAATGATTTGAATACTCCAAAATAATTTCTACAACTTCTAAATAATTATTGTATCTACTTTTTGTGCTGACTTCTTTTGCAAACTCTTTACACATTGTTATATAAGTTTCAATAATTACTCTGTGTTCATCATTTGCGTAAATCGGTTCTGTCATACGCCAAAGATAATCAATTTGTTACTCTATTCCTTTTTCTTCTTTTAAGTTTTCAACAAGGTTTTTGTAATAACTTATCTGTTCTTCATATTCTGATCTTGAAACTTTGTGAATAGTCCTGGCTAGAAACTCTAACTCTTCAGCTGTACCCTCTCCATACTTAGCATCAATAGCTAAACCGAATTTATACTGCTCTCCTTGTGAGTACATATTGCACTTGATACACTGTGTAGAACAATTTTCTTCATTGAAACGAGTAGCCATAAAGCGTCTTGATTGGAAATGACCATTTTGCATACCGTCTTTAAAGTGGCGAACCACCGAACAAGTTATGCACTGTACGTAACCATATTCATTACAGTCCTTTATTCTTATGTAAAGGCTAAACCACTTATCAAGTTCCTTCTTTAGTTTACTAACTGTTTTTTTCATATCCTAATCCTTTTCGCCATTTGTCCTGTAAAACTCCTTGTCTTAATTTGTATTTTTCTCCTCTATATGTATAATCTTCTTCTTGTAGCTTTGCCCTTGCTCTTTTTATGCTTGGTGCTGATGTTAGTTTACTTGTAGCGTATAACTTAAGGAATACAACTGCTTCAGTTTCGATTCCTCCAAAACCTAAAGCCACCATTTCTTCAGCCCATATATTTGCACAAAGTCTATTATCATCATCTTTAAGACTTGAGTCAAAGTCTAGCCAATATTTAACTTTCTCTTTTGTTTTTGCTTTCATAATTTAGTGTAAGACATTCATTATACATTCGTGTTGAAAATCTCCATCTTCATTTATTATATCTAGCTGAGATTCAGTCATAGGTTTACCATCATAATCTGCACTTACTATAT